TCTACTGCTAACGACGGTGGAAGTGCAGGAAATCAAGAGTTTGCTAGAAATTATGATGCTGGCGCAGGTGCAAAAGCACATACCAATCCAGTGGCAACTGGTCTAAGCGTAGATACTACAACTACAGTTAATCTTGCTGGATCTAGTGGCACAAATCAAAATTTACAACCTTATGTGGTTGTTTATATTTGGCAAAGAACTGCATAATTTAATACAAGTAGTCATAAATACTATTGTTCACTCTTAATTGAAAAGAGTTTATGCAGTAAAGCCACTGCGTAGACCCTAGAACGGTCATTAAATAAAGGAAAAACAAATGGCAAGACTAAGTAAAAAATTATTCGGTTTCGATAATACCGGAGACACAGGCAATACACGTGATAACTACACTAAAGGTGGATATGATGGCGTTGCTGGACAAGGCATTATATCAGTAGATTTCACAGGTAATCGTGGTTCTTTCACAACTGCACCAACAATCACAATGCCTGCACCAACGGATACAGCAGGTAAAACAGCAACATTAGTTCCAATCTATATTAACGTAGCATCAGTTTCAACTGGTGCAGGTCATACTGGACTAGTAGTTGGTGATACATATACATACGGTGGAACAGGTGGCATGATAGCTACTGTTGCAAGTGTTCCTGGTTCAGGTAACGCTACATTTACATTAACAAATGCAGGATCAGGTATTCTTTTATCTGCGATTCCAAATAGCGGTAACACACAAGGTGTTACATTAACTAAAGCTAGTGGTTCAGGTGTTAGTACATTCTCAGCAGATATCTATTGGCATATTAGCACTGGTGGCGGTGTTGTTCCAACTAGTGATGCCGGTGAAGGTTATAATGGTACAGAAACTGTTACTGTAACAGGTACAGGTAAACCAACAGTAACTGCTGTTAATTTTACAACACCATCAAACACACCTTACACAGAAGATGCATTCCCATCATTCTTAATTACTGCTAAAACAACTAGCGGTGGTACTGCTAAAGTTGGTACAATTAGAAAACAAAAATCACAACATCGTTTCTATGTTGAAACTAGTGATGGTAGAGCAATTTGCACATTAAAAGCAAGTGCAGTAAGTAATGTAGGTGAAATGACATTAACTGCTACTGATAGTGCAGGTGGTACATATTATGTTACTAAGATTGCTAATCGTAGAGCAACAGTAGTACGAGGTACCGGTACACAATTTGCAAACTATTCAAGTATACCTTGGAATTTTACAGCAGCTGTAGCTAATGTATCTGTTTTAATTAACAACGCTTAATAGGAATTATTATGGCAAGTTCATTAAATAAAAGATTTTTTGGTAACAAAAATACGAACGATACAGGTGATACACGTGACAACTTTGGTGCAACCGGTCAACGTTCACATGAGGGTATTGGTGGTCAAGGTGTAACAGGTTTTGCTACTACCAATGGTGGCAACTATATTAATCGTTTACCCACTATTTCTACATTAAGAGCACCCAGTTTACCCGGTGGCCAACAAGCAACAGGTATAGTACATAGTAATGCACAAAATGCTACTCCAAATGCAAAAGGTACAGGATATCAAATTGGTGATATACTAACTGATGCAAATGGATCAACATGGCGTGTTACTAAACTACGTGTAGTTAGCGCATCATTAAATGCAACCGGTACTAACAGTAATTGGGATGGTACAGAATGGATTGTATGGGACCAATTTATTAACAGTCACTGGACAAGTCCTACTATACTTAAAGGTATAACTACAGACGGTTCAGGACATCATTTAACTGGTTATACAACTGGTTCAAGCGTGTATGGTGTATGGGACGGTACTGATGGTACTCATGCTCCTACTACTGCACAAACTATTGTAGGTGGCCCAACTGCAGGTAGTATGACTCCAAGCTATAACACACGTGCTACAGGTGACTACAATGGTAGTGGTGCTGGTGACAACAATGGTGCAGGTGGTTCAGTAACATTTACTTATGGTGTTGAAGCAGTTGCATTAGTGTCTAGTATTGATTACGTATATGGTACAACGTATGCATTTGGTAGTGCTGATACAACAACTGACAGTGGAAGTGGTACAGGTGCTAAACTTGACGTGGGATTCTGTCTTAACTATCTACAAGTTACAGATCCTGGATCAGGTTATATTGGTACAGAAACTATCACGTTTACTACTGCTCCAAATGGCGGTGAGGTACGTGCAACAGCTACATTGACATATACAACTGATGATGGTAAACCTTATGATGCTGAAGCGTTCCCTGCAATTATTGCATATGCTCAAACAACATCAGGTGGTTCAAGTAACATTGCTGATATCAAACGTCAAGTAAGTGCTAAACAATATCTAGTTACTACTAGCGATGGCACAGCTAGATGTGTATTACAAGGTTCTGCAATCACTGGCGTAGGTCAAATGACTATTACTGCTACTGATAGTGCAGGTGGTACATATTATGTTATTAAAATTAGTGCACACAAATGTACAGTAGTACGTAATACAGGCACTCAATTTGCTAACAGTTCTAGTGTTGCATGGACATTAGGTTCAGCAGTCGCTAATCAATCTGTTAAAATACAGAATGCTTAATTAATTTTAAGCAATATAAAAAGGGTCTTAGGACCCTTTTTTAACCAACTTTTTTAACTTATCTTGCACAACATCAAAGTTAACTGTATTGAATAATCCGGGGTGCATTGGTTTTGGGTAATGTATTGTATCTAACCAGCAATACCCACAATGCTCATCGTTTAATGTTGGAATGAATTCTTTATCTATTTTACAAAAGAATGTATGATATACAAATTGATTGTTAACAAACTTTTGAATAGGTATAAGTTTAGCAGTATCAGGAAAGTAACCTATTTCTTCTATGCATTCACGTTTAACACCTTCTAATAATGTTTCCCCGTGTTCTATTTTACCGCCCGGAATCCCCCAATTACCTGAGTTCTTTGGGTCATTGCGTAGTAAATAAAGAAATCTTTGTGTATCTATTGCGTAGAAAAATACACCACCTGATATGTTCATACTATGATTTATCATAGTTAACGGTGACCATTAAATTACAATAGTATAACTACCTTGGTCGTACCAACCTTCAAATGATTTCATCCATGCATGGTCAGTAAATCTATATTGTACACCGCTAGTAAGATTAGTAACATATTCTACGTGTGTAGATGATTGACTGTCAAAACTTACACTCCAACTACCTGTAGTGCTACTATATTCAATGATATCATTACTATTAGCAACAATATTTCCCCATACACTAGGATCAACATTATTTGCACTACCAATTGGTTCTACAATCAAATATCTTTGTTTGTCTGCTACAGGAAGTAATCCTATTCCCGGGCCTTTAAGTTGAGGATTAATAATACTATCAACCGATTGTAGAGTATTCAATGGTAATGTATCTACATCAATGTTATATGTTAACAATCTATCGTCATCCGGGTTAAATTGAATAGTACCTACAATCTCTGTATCCATATGAGGATTTTGTAAACGAATCTGAGTTATTCCCGGTCTTACTGTTCCGTAGACATCTAATACAGCAGTCCAATACAACGCAGTATTGGGATTGGTTGGTAAGTCAATCGTATTATTATTAGGATTGGGTGAGTTATCTGCCGGTAATATTTGTAACTGATTGCCTATCAACAATAAACTATAACCATATGGAGTGACTTTTTCCCTAGTACCCAATAACAATGCATCATCTTGCATATCAGTAAGTGCATTACCTTGGAATATACTCATAATAATCTTATGAATAACACCCATTTTCTTAATCTTAGCACTTGAACTCAACCATATAGGCATATAGAATTTCCAACTCATAATATCAATTGGATTAGCACTACCTTGAGGGATAGTTCTACTGCTAAATGTTAATCCATCTTGGTATACTACGCTTAGACTTGTCCAATCTACAAAGTTATCTGTACTTTGAATTTCCATTGCTGGATTAAACAATACGCCCAACTGCTCAATCAATTCTAATTTTTGTTGATAGTTAGTCGTCCAGAAGTCTACATTAACTCTTAATGTATATGGTACAGGCATAATTCTTTCTACACTAAATGCTTGTCCCTGTGTTGTTTCAAAAGTTTGAGTAGCTGCGTTATAGTTACGTTGACGTACTGCAACCGATTCTACATAGTAAGGATCTTGTGTACGCTTTTGATCATATTCTAATCCAGTAATATAATAACTAATTAGTGGTGCACTTGGTAAACTGCTAGAACTATTGTTAGCAATTTGTGTGCTAGCCATTCTACTTGCATCACCATACATAATAGGTACACGAACAATAATAGGATTGCCTGCAGGATCGTTACCTTTAGTTACATTCCAGTCACTAAAGATTCTTGCGAATTGAATTAAGAATCTGCGTATTTGTGCATCGTAAAAATATTGTGCCATGTGTTACCTTAATCTGGTGTTGCTTTAAATAATGTAGATAATGCTTGAACTTGCGGTATCACATTACCATTTGTTAATGTTGTTGTTGCGGTATTATTAATGAACGAACCAAGCAATGTTTGATTGCTATTCATACCTGCAGCAGCACGTGTATTGCTACTAATCAATTGCCATAACGCACCATCCCAGCGATACATTGTTTGTGGTAGATAATCAGTACGTAAGAAATAATCACCTAACTTAGGATTTGATGGGAATGTTGTTCCTGATTCAAAAGGTAATCCATTTGGTGCAGTACCATCTCCTGTATTATAACCACCGCTATATCCAAATCCTAATGGTGTATAGTTCTTGATATAATTAAATCTAGGATCAGCATCTGCTCTGAAATCCATTTGAGGGGTAACTGTTTTAGTAAAGTTACTTGCAATAGTTATAAGTGTGTTTGCTGGCATAGCAAACAATGTAGGCTTATTGATTGTAATAGTGTTTGTTGTTAAATCTCTACTTGTTACAACTGTATTTGTATCAAATACTTGTGCTGTTTGTCCATCTAATAATGTAACTGTTGCACTTAACACAATACCAGGCCATGCATCTTTGGGAATTTCTAATACTGTAATAGTATTGCTACCTACAACAGTTGGATTAGCAGTAACAACACTACTTGGAAAATCGCTTGCTACTGAGTATGTGTTGTCAGTTGTACCATATGGATCAGTAATAACTGCACCTGCTTTAGCTGCGATAACTAATTCACCGCTAACTTGACCACCGCCACTAGGTAACTTATCAGGTTCAACTTCTTCAATCTCTAATGTCATGCTCATAAATGCTTGTAACAATTCATTGCTATTGATAGGCATATCCATCCAGTTCTTTATTGCACCTGCAGCAATAACAATACCCGGGCTAGGACTATATCCAGGACTTTGAACCATTTGAACTGAACCTAATAAAGGATTTGTTAATCCACTTACAACACCTTTTGGTAATTGTGGTTGACCTGTAGTAGCATCAGTGGACACAAGATATAATTGATGTCTGTCGTAACCTGTCTTGGGAACTAATCTATCTGCTTCTGCTATTAATGCATCGTTAATTGCTAGGTTAGTATTATAACGTCCTAGTATATCTGCAATACTATCGGCAGTATCTAATTGCCAATATGTTGTATCTGTGCAAGGTGTGCCTGCAGGAATACTTGATAATCCATTTGGTAAAGGACTAACTGGTACATAGTTTTTATTTCCATAACTTACTACGTAACCCGGAGTATAACTGGTTGTACTATTCCAGTTTCCTAAATAATTATCCGCACTAGTTGGTGTTTTAAGAATGTTACTAAACTCCTGACTGTCTACTAATGGTTCACATTTGATACGCCATAAATGAGGATACCATGTTTGACTAAAACCATTGGCAGGACGAGTAACATCCTGCACAACATAAAATCTTTTAAGAGCAACAAAATTGTTGTCTAGAGCATATTCATCTTTGAGGTGTGGCAGTTCTAACACATCACCAGGCATGATTTTACGCCCTAGTGTATCCACACAGTTGCGTAAATGAAAATGCATTAATACAGTATCATTCTGTAAAAATAATCCAAACTGACTTAAATTAAAATCTAAATCAGCCATCGTATAGATA